CATTAAAGGCGGTTTGCAATGCACCCGTATCGAGTTGTGCCATGTCGTTCTCCTATTCCTATAATTGTGGCCCTGCGCCAGGTCTCGGCGTGCCTGATGCTACAAAGGCGGGGCCATTGTTGGATGTTTGAGGCGAAGGCGGCGCTCCCGTGGCGGCAAAGGGCATGACTTCTGGCCTTGCCCCAGGCGGTGCTCCCTGCCCTCCACCCCCACCAGGCCCCATGCCAGGAGGCACCATTCCTTGCTTTGCCATCAGAAGTTTCAGGAGTTCCCCGTAGTAGAAACCAGCCAGCACATCTTCTCCCTGGTCCTCCGCTGCCTTCATCAAGGTGTAGAGAGCGGCTTCGGGCAGAACCTCTTGTGACTTCTGCTTCATAAACTGCTCTTCGGTTTGCTCCGAGTCCTGGATGCCGAGTATGTTGTCCTTTATCCAGAGGCGTGAGAAGAACTCCCTGGCCAATCCAGCGATAGTGTACTTGGACATATCATCCTGCGGCAACCGGCTCACAAGTTTTACCGTGTAGTCACAAGCCCCCGCTACCATATCGGGGGTGATGGTCTGAGAGAAGTATTTGCGCCCCTTCTCCATCCCCGATAGCTGAATTGAGTTGAAGTAGCCCGTCTGATATTGGTCGTAGAACAGGTTGGCGATTTGCAGGTATATCTGCTCCATAGCTTCCAGCCGAGAGGACAAGACCGTTTCAATCCCCTGCCGCAAAGTGTTGATGGCATATCCTGATAGCTGAAAGGCCAATTCGCCATAAACGCTGTGGGGCAACGTGCTGCGTTGAATCTCTCCCAGGACACTCCCCACGAAGAAGCTGGTATCCTTCGCCATTTCCAGAAGTTTCAGCGCCTCTACCTTTTCATCTGGTTTCAGGGCAATCGTGGAACCTTCCACAAAGGGGTCTTCGGGCAGGGTCTTTGTCCCGCTTGCCGAAGTCACGCCGATGGGCGGCCTTCTTGACCGGGCAACCAGTTCAAGCACGATGGACATTATATTGTTGTACTGGGAGTAGACACCCCGCACGGACTCGTAGACGCTCTCCCCGATGTTCGCTATGACACCCGATGTAGTCATGGGCTGAATCATGGGGACGTTGCCCACCAGCACCATATAGGTGGGAACTCTCGTGGAACCATGTGGCGTCGGGGGTTTCAACGTCTCCGCCGCCGTGATGATGGTGTTGATACGGGTGTCATAGAAGTCGTAAACGTCAATGCCTTCTTGCTCGGCGTTGGTGGAGCCAATCTGCCGCTCATCGGCGTTTTCCAGAACGACTCCATATTCGTCCTGTATCTGCTGACGGGTTTTCTTGATTTTGTAGCAAGCCCAAAGCAGGCCGTCCGCCCCTACTCCATAGTGGGTGTTCTGCGGGTCCCAAGGGGTGACATCCCCGTATGTCTTCCCCGCCTCGTCCTTCCTGAGCAATGCCCTGCCCCCCAGCACTCCTCCCCTCACGCTGGCGTAAAAGGCCAACTGCCCCCGCAGCATAGGTTGTAGAATCCTGACCAGCCGTTCATCCGCAGCCCTTAGTAGGCCAACGGCGAACCGCTCCTTGAGGTTGTCCGTCTCTGGGGGATGGAGGCGGTCGTTGGTGTGTTCAACCCGCAGCAGAAGTTCCGCCTGAGTCAGCCAGGAGATGACCTTGTTGGCAAAGTTGTGTGGCTCAGGCGAGGTGTAACTGGCATAGTCCGATAGCGGCTCACCCGACACGACATCTCTTGGGACATAAGAGTCGAGGCGATAAAGGTTGAAGTCGCCCTCCATCCTGTCCCTCAATGCCAGCACGTCGGTCTCGTGCTGGTCTACCATCCTGATGATTTCCTCGTTGGTGTAGGTCTCAGCGGGGGGCGGAGGCGGGGGAGAAGGGGCAAAGAAAGGACTTTCGGCTCCGTTTTGGGGAAAGGTGGGAGGACTGAATGGCATCATGTTGCTTGTCCTACATCATTCTTACGGCGACTCTTTCCAGTTTCTTTGATACACCCAGGTATCTCTTCATTTTGAAGGTGGCGCTTTCATCCGCTTCGTTATCCAGGTAGGTTAATGCCTGAGACAAACTGTCGCAAAAATCGTCATACCTTCCTCCTGGGAAGGCTGCTGTTTCGTCCAGAAAGTCCTGAAGCCAAGGGGCCTCTGCTGGAAGCCATACCCGTCCTCCCTCAACCAAGCCCTGAATACCCTGCACCCTTGCCACCTTATCTTGTCTTCCTGGTTTGACCGGCACAAGTGGTAGTTTGGTGTGTAGTTGAAGGGATTGTATCACAGGAATGGCATTTCCTGCATCTTCCACCAGAATTGCCTGTGCCCTCGGCTTCGATTGCTCGTACAGCAGTTTCATTTTCTGTTGCAACGCGTCCCCTGTCAACCTCCATCTTCCCGCATCAATAAGGTAAAAGCCGTTCTCTGTTGTCCCCCAGGACTCAAAAGCGGAGTAGTCGCCCAACTCACTTCGCCCAGTGCTCAAGTCCCAGGAATGAATGATCTTAGCCATCTCTGGCAATGTCGAGTACCGTCGCCACCACTCCCTTTTCAGTATTGCGCCTTCCGCGGAGGCGGGATCGCACATATAGGTCAGTTGGTACAACTGCCCGTTCATCCCTTTCCCCACTCGGATGTTCGCCAGCACGTCATCCCCAAAAACCTCTGGGCATAGCAATCGCCCCCAGGGGTAGTTCCCCTCAACTGGATTCACAATGATATTGAACCCCATCTCACGGAAGTCTCTCTCGAGGTCATTCTCCCCCCATCGTGTCAAAATAGCAAACACCTTGCCGTTAGGGTTCAGCCTGTCAATCAGGACACCGTGAACTCGCTGCCGTTGCTGTTCCATTGTGGCTGCGCTGTTCACATCCTGCTGGTCGGTGGGATCATCTGGCCAAATACGGTCAACGTGTGCTCCCTGGTATGGCCCGTCTATTCCCGTTCCATACAGGGTAGGATCGGGTTGGCTCTCGTTCTTCCTTTTGACAAACAGCACCTCATGGCTCCACCCTCTCTTGGGATTGGACTGAATCCAGGGAAAGACCATCTTGTAGCGGGGATTCTGCTCAATCGTCTCCGCAACGCTCATCACCTGCTTCTGCGCCTGCATAGCCGTGTTCATTATCAGCAGATTGGTTATATCCGGGAAGTTCCCGATTTCCCACTCTATCCGCATCCGCACGGTCGAAGACTTGTACGACCCAGGAGGCGCTACCACCAGCGCCTTGCCAGATGGTTTCTCCATCTCAGCCGCCCATACCCTCTGATGTCGGTACAACGGCCTCCCATGCACCCACTTGCAGTATTCGGCAAAGTCCTGCCGACAAAGCTCCGCCTTGAGTTCGTCCAGCGTTACTGCGGGATGGTCAACCATCTATCTTCCTTCGGAGCTTTATGACCCACCATGCCAACTTCCACCATGCCAACTTCCACCACGGGAGGGCCAAGAGTTCCTTGTTGCGGTCCGCTTGCTGGTTCAGGCGGGAGATGTAATTCAGAAGGGTTGGCTTGCACGGCCCCTCAATATAGACACGCCACTCCTCCAAGTCGGGGGCAGGCGAGTTCCCAATTAGCCTTAGCTCGGTTGGGGTTAGACCACGTTCCACCGCCTCTCTCGCCAGAACGTCTATCATCTGGCCCGCCACTATCTTCGCCATCTCGACGGTCAGCCTCATGAGAATCCGCTCGCTCAACATTATCCCAATCGAGGGAGGAAGGATCGGCTCCTGTGTCTTTGCCCATGCCTCAAACGCCTGCTCAATCGTCACCATGCTCATCCCTTCCTCCAATTGTCCAACACGTCGAATAGCAGGTACATCCATGCCGTCCCACCGGCCAGCAGGAAGACCATCAAGGCAACAAGCCAGACTAGAAAGAGGATGTCAACCATTCTGCCTCCAGTGTCCTGTCCTACGATAATGACGTATTAACCAGCCTCTTGTTCTGCCACGATAGGCTCGCCCGCAGCGAATACAGGAGTTAGAGTAAGAATGATGCAAAAGCCAGAAGATGTCGAAGTCCATCTCCTTGCCGATGGCTTCCCCCATCAGCGTTCCTACGATTTGCATCATGTTTGGCCCTCCGTCACGCATGGGATTCTCTTGGGCATCACGCCTCCCTCGGCCTCTCCATGAGAAGGTTCTGGAAAGTCGTCCCCGCCGGCTGAGTTCTGCATCTACTGTTTCAGTCGCAGTGCTCAATCTCTCCTACCTTTTAGCTTCCGCCACCATGCCGATAATTGGGTAATCCATGTTCCGTACACCCTGATCTGCCCAATGGCCTTATGAGGCCAGACGCGCCCGGTCCCCCATACTGTGAGAAGCCCTCCGCATTCAGGACACTTCGCCATTCGCCTATACCTTCCTGGCCGCACGGGCAAAACCCTTTTCATTGATCCAGGACATCTGTCGAAGTTAGAGCGACCTACTCTGCTAGTCTTTATGCTAGTTCTTCCCTTTTTAGGCTCTTTCGGCATCATACACCGCCTTTTGCTGCTCACCCAGGCCACAGCCTCGCATCACGTGGGCATCCAGGGCGTGCTCTATGCGCTCCATGTGGACTACCTGCTTCGCCATTTCGTGCTCCAGGGCTGACGTGCGTTCTGCTATTTCCTGCCAAGACATTCCCCGTCCTGCTCCACCAGCCGCTTGTTCCACGGATTCTATCACCTCCATTTCTCTTAGCCAGGCAGCATCTTCCCACTCAAGGCCGTTATGCCACTCGTTATACGCCTCGACGTATCGCCAGCCTCCTGGCCGCTCCGATGACTTAGGGCCTTCGTCGCACCCCTCTTCAGGCCCATTTAGTTGCATGGCAAGCTCCGCTGTTCGATACACGCCCGTTACCTCACGTTCCTCATAGCTTCCTATTTCGAGTATCCAAACCTTCATGCTTACTCCCCCCTTGTTACCTTTTACCTATGTCTCTCCAGGGTGTGCTTAAACCGCCGTATCTTCCCCCTCGGTGGAGGTAACACTATCGTCAACGGCTCAACCAACCC